AACTCATTACCAAGTTTATCGTATGATACAGAATCGTTGTTTAATACTGCTGATGTTACTTTAGTTAGTGCCATAATTATTTATTTATTCTGTTATTAAATCCCAACTGGTTGTTTCTTCATTCCACACGTATACTTGTCCGTCATCTGGCATAGCTACAGGAGCCTCCCATAAGCAGCTATTTTCATTTAGTGTCCAGCTAGCGTAGGGCTTGGGTGGAATAAATGCATCACGAGCATAGTCATAAGTATATCCTATACCCGCATAATTTTTTCTATACGGAGTACCATCACTTGAGTGTACACCACCATTTGTATTGTAAGATGTACGCTTACAAACTTGCTCACGTATGTTTCCATAGTGTATCTCCCAGTTCGTATTTCCGTCTGTTTCGTCTTTACCTACTATTACTTCAGTAACGATGTTTTGCATGTTTAAAAAAGCGTAGTGTGCCATTATTTATTTTATGTATTAAATGATATTGTTCCCGTTCCACCAGTAAATGTAGTGTATTTTTCATCTGTACCTACAGCAGTATTTAATTGTCCAGTAATTAATCCAGAACCTGTCGGTATTATAATATTATAAATATCTGAATATCTTAGTATTACAACGCCAGATCCTCCAGACTTTCCTGTACTAGACCCAAGCTCAGCACCGCCACCACCACCACTACCTGTGCTAACATTTCCAGCTGTAGCGTTATCATTAGGTCTTGTGCCTCCATTACCGCCAACACCTGATCCCCCAGAAGTAGTACCACCTGAAGCAGATCCACCACCTCCACCTCCAGCATAAAATAAAGAGCTTCCTGTGATTCCATTAGATAGTCCAGCGCCTCCGTCTCCGCCATAAGGAGATGGTGTTCCTCCAGTTAATCCAGCACCACCAGCACCACCACCGCCACCGCCATATAGACCACCTCCACTGTATCCTTGTCCAGACGTTCCAGAACCAACAGTTCCATATGATGCACCACCTCCAGAACCACCATCTTTTCCATCTTTCTCAACGGAATTACCACCACCACCACCACCACCACCAGTTGAGGTAATTGTATTGAAGGTAGAATTAGTTCCATTAGATCCAGCAGTAATATCACCCGCTCCTCCAGTACCGCCGCCTCCTATTGTTATTGAATAATTAGTGGAAGTGATTAATGATTCAGCGTCAACTCCAGAAACTCCGTATGATGCAAGAAAGCCTCCAGCTCCTCCACCACCACCATAGTAGGGTCCACCCCCTGCACCACCTCCAGCAACTACTAGATAGTCAACTGATAAAGCGATCAAGTTTGTTTCAATATTATCTGCGGCCCATCCTTTAGTAGCGTCTTGATATATGAGTCTTACGGTAGAATTATTAATTACACATCTAAAATTATTAGTTAACCCTTGAATTTTTTCAGAACCATTAGGAGCTAATATAATTTTATTAGTTGCGAATGTACCAGCATAGTCTTGTATAACTATTTCATCACCTACAGCACCTGCAGGTAGAGTAACTGTAATTTCAGCACTAGTAGTATTAACAAAATAACCTTTACCTGCTACCGCTGTAAAATTACTTGTTTGAATTGTTTCAATCCAATCTGTGCCAAATGACGCGTCAATTAATTCTTTCTTTATTTTAGTTTGTGCCATAGTTAACTAAATGATATTGTTCCTGTACCTGCTGTAAATGTAGTTACTTTGTCCGTTCCATCTGTAGCAGTTGTTCCGGTTAATCCAGATCCTATAGTGACTGTGTACGTATTGGGATAGCGAATAATTACAACTCCCGATCCTCCAGATCTTGCTACTGTTGAATTTTGCTCACCACCCCCAGCTCCTCCACCTGTGTTTGGGGTTCCGTTGGAAGCGTTATTTTGAGCATTACCCGTTCCACCAGTTCCTCCTCCTCCGGAGCCACCAGATCCACCAGTGCTATAATAACCACCGCCGCCGCCACCGCCAGCATATGTGACAGATGATCCAGTAATTGAAACAGCTAAACCAGCCCCTCCAACACCTCCTTGACTTGGATTGCCACCTCCAGACGAGTTACCACCAACAGCACTAGCACCACCACCACCAGTACCAGCAACGGCTCCTGTATCTGGACCACCAGCATAACCTTGATCAGCAGTGCCTGAACCAGGTGTGTAAGATCCACTATTACCTCTACCTACTCCTCCTCCAGATCCTCCTGTAGCACCATTTCCAACTCGATGTCCGCCACCACCCCCTATTGATGTTATTGTAGAAAAAACAGAATTAGATCCATTCAATGCACTGCCACCAGATGATACTACACCTGTGCCTCCAGCACCCACTGTAACTGTATAATCTGTTGCTATTAATAAATCTAAAGATGTTTCAGCACTAGCACCTCCACCAGAACTTGATCCATAAGACGTACGCAAACCTCCTGCACCACCACCTCCACTTATGTCACTTGTTGCACCAGCACCACCACCTACTACTAAAAAGTCAAAAGTTAAGGGTGTGCTTGGTGTAGCTGAACTATACGCATCATTAGCAATTAACCACCCTTTAGTAGCATCTGAAAAAACTAATGTTTTTGATACCTTATCTTCTGATAATACTAAATCATCAGCAGCACCTTCTATATTATCACTCGATGTGATCGTAATATTATTTGTGGAGGCATTTGCTCCATAGTCAATAAGACTAATTTCATTACCAATAGCTGGACCGTTAGGTAATGTAACTGTAACCGCAGTACTTGTAGTATCAATAAAATAACCCTCTCCAGCAACTGCAGTAAAGCTAGCTGTTTTTGGAGTAGCTTGCCAGTCTGTCCCTAAAGAACCATCAATTAAATCTGTTGTAAGTTTTGTTAATGCCATAAATTAAGGCTTTATAGGTTTGGTTTCGGGAAAATCATCTGTTGATGGCCAGTCTCTTAATTCTTGCCTGTAAGTCATCCAAGCTGCGTGGTTTGGATAGTCTGTCAATGGAACAATGAAATCGGTTGCTTGTAATTCAGTATTTCGCCAATCTCTCATAGCTTCGTGGGATATTCCGTTAGTTACTGCCATAATATTAAAAATTTATAATTACGTATCCAGAGCCACCATTTCCGGCGGTTAATGTACCAGAGTTACCATAAGTTCCTATTAAAATACCACCACCACCACCTCCAGATCCAGGCCTTGCATTAAGAGGCGTGTGAGAAGTAGCATTACCGTGATTGCTTATACTTAAAGTTGAACTATTAGAGTTTAAAAACTTATCTTCTTGAATCCCGCTCGCTGTTAGGGCAGCCCAGCTTGGTGAAATCATAGACGCAGTAACTGTTTTATCGGAGCTTAAAATAACGCTCCCATCTTGTGTTAAAGTAGAATGATTACCAGAGGTTCCAGTTGCAGTAAACCCTTGTCCGCTTGTGTAGGATCGTGATGCTCCGGCTCCACCTCTACCAGCTGTTAATGTTATATCTGAGGTTGATGTTAGCTTATAATAACCAGACCAAAACCCGCCAGCTGTGCCTCCCAAACCAGACGTAGAATTAGGAGCGCCGCCACTACCCTTAGCAGTTCCTCCGGTTCCTCCTCCAATTAGAGTAACATATATAACAGAACCCACTTCTAAATTATTATCGGTTGGCGAGAAAACAGCTGTTTGATCTGAGGTGTCAGCTAATAAAAAAGATGTATTTGAAACACCACCGCCACCCCCGCTTGCTGCTGGAAAAAAATCTGTAAAATTACTCATATTATTGTCCTATTATTACCCAGCCCTGTGCTGAGCCGCTATATATTAATTCAAAACTAGCAGTAACGGTGTCTAAAGTCATTGTGCTTGCACTGCCCATTATTTTGTCTGATCCATTAGGTACTATTGTACATGTAGCAACCCCTGATCTATTGCTTATTTTTATATTTTTACCAACTACTCCAGCAGGCAATGTTAAAGATAAACTTGCTGTAAATACATATAATGTACCCGTTACAGCTGTTGTATTACTAGATATCACACTAACTGATGTTGATGTATCTGCAGTGCCTAAAACATTACCTAAACTTTTAATTTCTACCGTAGAGTTATTAGGTGGCGCCGTTGAAAATGTTAATGCATTTCCTGATAAAGAAAATGTATTTTTTTGTTGATATAAACCATTTATATATACATCAATTGCATTTTCATTTAAAGGTGTTGTTGATAATGTAAAACCTATTGAAGAGCCATCCCCATTAAAATTATCAATTGCAACAGTATTTTTTTCTATAGTAATGCTATCAAACGCCATTACCTCAACGCTATAACCATTTTGCGGCGCTGTTGAAAATGTAAGAGTCGCACCATTTATGCTATACATACTTTTTTCTTGGTAGACCCCTTGTATAAATACAAATGTTTTGTCTTCGTCATCTATAGATTGAGATAACGCAAATGCTGTTGTTGATCCATCTCCTGTAAAAACATTTTTATTTAATGATGAAGAATCAACAGCTTTTATATGAACAACTTCTACGGCAGCACCGTTCGGTGGTGCGGTGGAGAACGTTAGTGTACTACCGGAAGTTGTATAATTATTTTTACTTTGATAAACACCATCAATATATACTTGCGTGGCATTTTCATTTGTGATACTCATAGAGAGTACAAACGCTGTTGTTGAACCATTACCTGTAAAATCGTCGCTAGCTATTATACCAGAGACACCTACCATGTGTATTAATTCAACCGACGCAGTATTAGGAGGCGCCGTAGAAAATGTTACAGTACTTCCACTTGTAGTATAGTTATCTTTTGATTGGTAAACACCATCTATATATACTTGAACATTGTTTTCATTTACAATTGCAGTTGAAGTATCAAATGTTGTATCCGAGCCGTCTCCTGTATATATATTTTTTTCTACATTCACAGTTCCACCACCTCCACCACCAGAAACAGTACCATTTTTCCAATAGCTATTTGTAGCATCCCATACTAATGCTTGCCCGTCAGTTTTAGAAGAAACAGTTACATTAGATATGTTTTCTACAGTATGACTTGTAGCTGTTGCAACACCGCTTGAATTACCGAGCCATAGTTGATCTTGAGGTATATTAGGAACATCATTTGATCTTCCCGCACCAAATACTTCAATGCTACCATTAGAACCGTGCACCTTAACTATCTGCCCTACTCTTTGTATTAGAGCCGTTCCTGTTGGTTTGGTTCCCACAAAACCTCCATTAGATCCAACCCACACCGGATCTCCCTCTGTAAATCCAGTTGTTGAAAACCCAGCAGCCCTTCCAAACGCTACACAATCTCCCTCAGCATCATCCGCTATCTGTTCGGATAAAATACCTACAGCAGGCATTGTAGAAGCTGACGCATTATCTGCAACGTCTACTTCTAATACGTTACCACTTGGAGGGTTTGAGGTAGGAGAGGCAAAAACTATAGTACCTGCGGTTAAAGTTCCACCAGATACATTCTTAACAGTTAACACTATTTTAAGAGCAGCCTCAGCTTCCCCAGAGGCTACCGTTCCAAATGAAAGATTACCCGCCCCATCCGTGAGAATTGCCTGCCCTACGGTTCCATCATCATCTGGAAAAGTGTAGGCGTCATTTATTCTTATATTATTAAGAAAACGATTAGCCATAATTTAAATTATATTTTCTGAATAAGTATTTTTATTGCATTTGACGTAGGCGCCACTGAAAAAGTTACATCAACTTGAGATGCACTTGTTCTTACTACGTCTGCATAAACAGTTTCGTTTGTAGACGCGTCAAATAGTTGTATAATTAAATCTTGACTATTTAAACCATGTGTAACAGGTATTGTTGTTAATGTACCATTACCTATTAAAGCTTTATATGTTTTTGTTTCAAGTGATACAAAACCAGCTGTTACAGAAAAGTCTGCGGAATCGTATCCAGATATACCTTTAACTGCTGCACCTGATGTTGCTGCTGCTGTAGCTAAATCAACATTAGATTGTACAATTGTAAAATCACTTAATGAACCTCCCGCTCCTGCAGCTATAGCAGTTTCAGCTATAATAAAGTCACCTACTCTTACTTGCTCTGTAAAAAATAAACCATCTACAGTAACAGTATACGCATCACCTTTATCAATAGCTATGTTAGTAGCTGTATCTAAATCAGGGGTGTTAGTAGAGGCATCATATCCTCCCTTATATTCTAAAAGCCCAGTTGCAATAGTGTCTACATAATTTTTTGTAGCAACATCCTGAGCACTCGTAGGATCAGTTACATTTTGTATTCTAGCATTAATACCTGTGGTTACAAAATCATAAATTTGATCACCTGTAGCTAATTCAACACCTGCGTTTGTAACAGCGCTAGTTACAATGTCGATATTTGGTATTGGTCCAGTGCTATCCGTTATTGTTAACTGGTCAGCAGTAGCTGTGGTAATCGCAGTTAAATCACCTCCCGCTGATACCCAGGCTGTACCATTATAAAATTTTATTACATCATCTGTAGAATCGTAATATACCTGTCCTTCAACCGCTCCTGAGGGAGCTGTTGCTAATACCTGAATTACGGCGTTCTGTAGCTCGTTTTTCGTTAAGTCTACATTGTTTAAATATTTTATTGCCATTTTTTTGTTTTAGTTTAAGTATGCCTTTCCGGAAAAAGGAGCAGAAAAATTTATTGTTAAGTTGTTTTCGTCAATATATGTAGTATTTCCATACACTATGCTGTTAGCGCTATCTATAATTGTAACACTTGGAAATTTTTTTAAATTATGTTCTACATTCCAAACAGCCGAAGCGTTTGATTGTGTAAACGTAAAGAACACATCTGAAGTTGATATACCTGTTGCTGATAAAGCTATTACAGATGTTGCAGGCTCACCCGCACCACCTTGCTGAACTAAAGAAAACAAGTAAGCGTTATTTAAACTAGTTATACTAGTTATCTTATATACGCTATAATTTTGAGGGTTAGCTGTTCCAATATCCGTTATTTTTATAATTTGATTTTTATATAAATCAACTATAGGTTGAATATCTGTATTATTAGCTGTATATCTTGAAAATGCTATACCTGTAATATTTGCCCAACCAAATTGTGTGGGTGCAGTGGGATTAACTTCATATCTAAAGTCACCACTTTCTAAAGAACCTCCCGTATATTTTCCGGCATAATTAAATTGAAAACCAATACCAGTTGAATCAGCTGTGCTTGACTTCGCAAAATATTTAGCAATTTCCTCTATCTGGTAATTTTTTGTAGTATTACCGTTTATATCCGTTCCAACTAAACGGTCACCACCTGTGATAACTGTATCGTTGGGATATAATTTTATTCTTGCCATATTATTTTATTAAGGATATATAAGTCCAGTTGACGCTGATGAAACCGCTGTGGTATAACAACCCGCTGCTGGTGTTAGGTCGGTATAAAAATTAACATAAGGATGAGAGCCTACGTTAGAACCTATTGTTATATCAAAAGAGTAAGTTCCGCTAGCTGGGTTAACTATATCCGCACCTCCTGATGCAAATACAAAACCTGTTTTTACACCAGCAGGATTACCACCTCCCCCGTAAAGCCAAGTGCCTAATCCTGGTGATATAGGATTAGCAGGACTGTAAACAGGAAATTGATTTGGGGTAGCTGGATTAGTGAATCTAGCTCTAATGTGTTCTACAGCGTTTTGTATACCTGCGGTATAATTTATTGTAACCCTCCATTTGGCACCAGTACTCCATTGCAACTGCCCTCCTACTGTTACAGTATTGTATACTGTATTTACAGCAGAAATTGATAATGAATTATTATTTGTTTGATTTACTGGACCAGCCGCTTGTACTATAGTGTCTGTATTGTTTAAGCCACTAGCTAAAACAGTATTACCCTGAGCAGCTATAACAACCTGCGCATTTCTTTGAGAAGAGCCACAAGTAGCAGATTGATCTGCTATTGCTATTTGATACGTAGCAGGGCTGGACGATATAACCTGCGTTCCGCTAGGAGCGGTTGCACCATTACTTCCTGTTAGAGTAAATGAAGACCCTATATCTCCTGTAACAACATAAGGAGTATTTCCTCCTGTATTAGCTATATTAGAATTAGTAAATGCTGCCGCTGTTATTTCTGTATTATTAGGAAATATTTGACTGTTACCAATATATCCTTTTAGAATGTTATCAGCTCCCAACTTAATTGAGGATAAAGGATTATTGAATAAGTTTATAGGCATCTATGCTGTAATTAAGTATAATGTTTTAGCATCTTTGGTGCTTATTGCATCGTATTGAGCTTGCGTGCCTTTCCAAAAACTTAATAAAGATTCTGAGTTTGCATTAGCAGCATCGTAGTAAGGTTGACCACCTATTATGTTTGTTAAATTTGCCATTTTTTAATTTTTATATGGTATTTTTTTATTTAGCCATTCTTGTCTTTTATTGCAATTGCAATTGCCTCCTGTAATTACATTAACTACTTTAGTTATACCAGTAAAATCTGTCATTGTTTTAACTGTATCACCTAAACCTTTATTTTTTGTAAAATCCATCTTGTGCAGATTTTATAGTTTTTAAAAAATTGTTAATATATTGTGCTCCATTTACATTGAACCCTGGCTCCACTTGAAGTACAGGAACTGTTTCTGGAGCAAATCCAGAATAATCTGAACTATCTATAAAAACAGTTTTTATATTAAGTTCTTCTGATACTTCTACTTGAGCACATTGCTCGCAATTAGTTGTTTTATATACTTTCATTTAATTTAATTTAATTTAATTTAATTTATTATAATGTATAATCAATATAGCAACTACCGCCATAACCTCCAGAACTACTAAAATTACCTCGAATTTTATATGGTGTTGCTGAGGTACATCTTATTATATAGTTTGCGTATACTGAGCAGCTATAAGGAGCTAAAGCACTAAAATTTTGGTTTAAAGTTCCACCTCCTGATCCAGTCCAAGTTGCTGAAAATGTCCAACAAGCACTATATTGAGGTGAAGGACACCATGAATCTCCAGGCGCTGGCGTATATGGTGTAAATGTTTGCCAAGCTGCCCATGTTAAGGGTCCTACACTTTGTACTGTTCCACTGTAACTTCCAGGGGCTGGCATATTAGGCACTGATTTTGATACAGTACCTTGGAATGGAGAAGGATTTGCGGAGGGAACTCCAGGTATACTCCACTCTTGAAAACCATAAGCACCAGCGCTGCAAGAAGTTCCTGATCCACCTGTTGTATTATTTGTTATTGATGCACCTCGTATACTTCCAGTAACTGTACTTCCAAAACTACTCCCTCCACCACCACTAAAGTTAGGTGTTGTTATTGTTAAAGTAGCTGAATTAACCGTAGAAGTTGGTGCTGATATTGTTAGATCATCATAATCAGAAGATACTCCATTTGATGGATATGTTGTTGGCCCTGATACAGTAAAAGTTGCAGTTGTATTACTTACACTACCATATCCACTTACGCTGTAAGTAAAAGGCGATTGTAATCCAGATATAGTTGGAGCATTTTGATAAGCTTGACCAGATGGTGCTGTTATACTCCAAGATACATTTGCTGCTGGAGAAACTGGATCACCAGGAACTCCTGAAAATGTTTTAGGATTAGGGGTAACCCCAGGATAATCACTAAAAGATATTACAGTTTGATTAACATAAAAAGAATCTGTAGCTTTATAGCCATCCTGAATCTCAGTAGATCCTTTATATAGGTTTCCGCTGGTAACTTCCGTGTTTCCTTTGTATACTGGCATTATATTACGAAATAAAGTGTATTTGCATCTTTAGTACCTAAAGCTGCGTATTCAGCAGTTGTGCCCGTCCAAACAAGAGCGTTTGGAGTTTGATTTTGATCATCTACAGAATTACCAACAGTTGCTGTAGTTGCTGTAGTTGCTAAAGCAGCATCAGTGGCATTATTTATTGGATTTCCTGCTGTTGCGCCTGGATAAAATGTTTTAACGTCTGGCATAGCTTAAGTTATTAACCAACCAAAAGTAGCATTGATATATACAAATCTTACCGCTTGGTTGTTAGTTATTGTTAGTGATTGATTGGTACCCTCTATAAGTGCTGATGTTACTGTTACTGTTTGTGAACCTACTTTTTTTACAAGCACTTCACCTCCATCAGAAGTTACTGTTGTAGGAAGTGTTATTGTAAAATCAGAGGCTTGCTTACAAACATATATACTGTTAATATTTAAATTAGTATTACCAGTTATTTCAAAAGCTTGAGCGCCGGAAATCCCTAGGAGTCCAGCTTGTGGTAAATCTATTGTTAGTCCCATATTTTTAGTTTATTACCCATCCGTTAGCAGCATCTGTATATAATAGTTCAAAAGATTCTGTAGAGGCATCAAGTGTTAAGTTTGTAGCTCTCATTATTTTATCTGAACCATTAGTAGCTATAGACCAGGTAAACGTAGGTTGTACATACGCACCAGAAGCATCTAAAGAAGACATGTTAGTTATCTTTACACTATCACCTACAGTTCCTGCTGGTAGTGTTAAAGTTTTATCAGCAGTTATATTGCTTAATATATAATGATTATAATTAGTAGCTATTGTATTATCCACTAACGCACCACCAAAAGTATGCCCTTGTTTTAAAGTTACAACACCGTTTGCTGGTGCTGATATAACTAAGTTATCAAAATCAATTGACACAACAGGCACGTCTGTATTACCACCGTAATCATACGTAGCACCATTGGCGAGACCAGAAACAGTTAGCGGATTATGAGATAAAGCATTAGTTGCTGTGTCGTAGTACACAAAATTTGATTTAGCTCCAGTAGGTATTGTATTTAATTTTACAACCTCTGAATCTATATTAAAAGTACTTGTAGACACGTTTAATGTACCATAGCCTTGTCTGCCAAATACAGTTACATAAGTACCTGTATCGTATGCAACAACTAAATATATATTAACTGATGCATCTAGTATTTGACCGCCGGGCGCTGGAAAAGCAGCTGTATATGTACTGTCAACGAAATATAAATTCTGTCCAGTAGGTACAGCAGCGAATATTGACGCAAAATCAGTCTGATTACCTGCAGATATAGTTATAGACGTTACATCTTGTCCTATTGTTTCCGCAGATGATAAAGAGGCTGGGGAAGTGGCTGCTTGAAATAAAGCTCCTGCGGCGTTTTGCGTACCGTAAAAGAAACGTCCTGTAGTTATAGAGGTTGGTGGACCAGCTAAAGTTTCGCTTAGACCCGGTAAAGCTTCTGCTACACCTGAGGATAAAGCAGGTAATTGATACCAATTTCCATCAACTTTTAAAGATGTTAAATAACCTTGATTATTTAATCCTCCTTGAGAAGCATTACCAGAAACTTGCTGCTGAGCTAAAGCATTTCCACTAGCATCTTGAAGCTCGACACCTGAATTAGACAAAACACCTCTAGTGCCATCTGTCGCAATAGCAGTAAAAGTATTTTGACCCATTATTGTTCTGCCATCCGCAGAAGTGGTGTTATCATCTTTTACTATATCTTGTGTAAATCTAGTAGCGTTAGTTACTATATTTGAGCCTGACCCTGTTCCTGATACAGTTAAATCAGACCCATCGGTGCTTAATAATACATTATTATTATCACCTCCAAATTTTATGCGACTTTCAGATGTAGGTAACTTTATATCCCCATACACTGTAAGACTTCTAGGGTCCGTAGTTGGGCTTTCTGTACCTACAGTTAAATCACCATCAGGTACATTTAAATTTCTTGTTATTTTTAAAGATCCTACAGCTTGAGTTTCAATTCTTTGAGAACCTGTTAAAAAAGTAAATTCAGTAAAAGCCACTTGGCCTCCTGTATAAACCTCTCCCGCATCCAGTGTAACATTAAACATCCACTCAGTGTAAATGCTATTTCCATTTGTTACATATTGACTATCGTTAGCCGCTGGACTATCGCTTCCAAAGTTTGGATTATTAAAAGATGTTACAGTACCATTATGGGTAACATTTCCAATAACCCCTGTAAAGGTTGCTGAATTTGTTGCAAAATCATTTAAGTCATAATCAACAGCAAACTGACCGTCGTTATAATCCCTAATTATTAAAAATACTTGACCTGTACCTAGAGTGTTTAAATAAACATCACACCCTGTATTCACTGTTGCACTTTTAAGCACAACATTAGTTTCAACAGAACTTGCTAATGTTCTAACTAAGGCTCTTTCATAATCCGTTCCTTCTCTATTTACTGTTAAAGCAAATCCTAAAGGAATTTCATCAGGTATATTTTTTGCACTAGCTCCATTGATATATTCTTTTAGACTATCAATAGTGTAATTTTTAGTTGCTAGTGAGGAATTAGAATTTGCATCAGTACCTAAAAGCTTATCGCTTCCTTCTATAGTAGAGTCAATTGCGTACGTGCTAATTCTTGCCATCTTATTTCTTTAATTTTGTTCCTTTCGCAGAAGATTTAACTTTTGCTGTAATAGGCATATTCATATTTTGATTATCAACCTTAGAAGGTTCGATAGTTACTCCAGGTAGAGTATCGTATAAGCTAACTTTTCTTTTTTTCATGTTCTTATTTTATTATGGAGTGTCTGTATCTGTAACTACTGCTTTAACAACCGCATTAACAGTTGCTGTAGCACTTGGAGCTTTAATTGTTTGTGTAATACCTGTTGGAGCACTATACAATATAAAAGTATCGCTACCAAATGTAATATTAGCTAAACAATTATTTGGTTTTACTTTAACGTTATACTTTAATTCAGAAGCAGTGTCGTTATAAGTACCATCAGCTAATTGATCTGGTCCATTTGTCATAAATTCCCTTAAAACTACTCCTGTGATAGTTTCGTTTTTAACCAGTCCCTGAACAGTATTTGTAACAGCTCCTGTAGTATCGTCAATAGTAGTTACAATTGATCTTATTGCCATTTTTTTATTTTTTCTTGTTAAACTCTTTTATAGCTTGGCTGTACACTTTATCTATGTACGTTTCCCGTTTCATTATTTTATTTCTCTTCGCTGAAGTTGGAAGATCTTCTTCGCCTATCAGTATTCTATATACTTTATTTATAAGTAGCTTACCTCTTTGGCTAACTTTATATTTATTATGATCGCCTCTGCGACCACCTCCGTTATGTGATTTATTTATCCAGCCTTGTTTTTGTAATCTATAAAATCTTTCTTTATCCCAAGTGTAAAATAATGTACCTGTTTTAAAATCATCTATAGTAAAATAAACAATAGGGTCCAAATAAAATAATAATTCTAAATCCGCTACAGATAAATCATTATTTTTACAAGCCCATCTGGATACTAATCTATAATATTTAAGAAAATCAACTTTAACTTCACCTCTTTGAGCAAAATCAGTTCTTTCCATTATAGTATAGCTACAATATCACGTAAATTAATAACTTTATAAATATTACTATCATGCTCCACAGGATAACCAGCTATTCTATCAAAAAGTACTGTTTGACCTTCTTTCAATATATCTGGCCCAGAAGAGATTATATTTGCTCTTCTATACCTAATGTCCTCTCTATGCTTTTCGGCTAGTTCTAAGCCGCCCTGTGTCTTTGTAGAAGTCTCTAAGATCTCTTCTAAGACTACATAATTACCTATTGCTTCCATTATTCTCTTATATTACTAATTACACAATCAGTTGATAGAATAGTAGTAGCTACAGAAACAGCATTATTTAAAGCAGTTTTTGTAACTAGGAAAGGATCTATAATTCCTTCATCCCGCATATTTCTAGCGCATCCACAGGTTACATTAACACCTTCACCCCATTCTGTTAGATTGAAGTTTTCGGGCTGTAAACCAGCATTGGATAATATTTTTGTATATGGTGCAACTAAAGCTTCTTTTAATATTTCAACACCGGTAAGTTCATCCTGTGTTAATTCCATTTTCCAATCAGTTTGTGCTGCATATGCTAATGCAGAGCCACCTCCTGGTAAAATACCTTCTTTCCTTGCTGCTTTAACAGCATGGATTGCATCATCTACTCTGTCTTGTTTTTCTTTAAGCTCAACTTCAGTATCAGCACCTACATAAACAATGGACACACCACCACATAACAATGCTAACCTTTCATTTAAATGCTTAGACAATATCTTATTGTCTTCGTCATCAAGAGCAGTTTTTAAATATTCGATACGTTCTAAAGCTTCTTCTGATTTTTCAGAAATAACTAAAACTGTACCTTCACTATCTGAGAGAGCCTTATCGGCCGATCCTAACATGTCAGGGGAGATCGCATCAATCGAATCCCCAAGGCTTTCGTCAAAAACTTTAGCCCCGACAAGCAACGCAAGATCTTCTAGTATGTCCTTTCGCTTAAGCCCAAAGCTGGGTGGATCTATTACGTTGACTTTAATATTACCCTTTACTTTATTCATTGCAAGCGCGGTTAACGGCTGCGACTCTAAAGGAGCAATAAGGAGAATGCTACGGTTGGACTTAATAGCATGCTCCAGTATGTCTTGAATTTTTCTTACATTTGGTATTTCAGATACACTAATAAAAACTAGCGGCTTGTCAAGCTCAGCTATTTCTTTTTCTTTATTAGTATAAAAATGAGGTGTCTTACAAGTGCTACCAACTTTTGTACCTTCTACAGTGTCAACATACGTTTGATTGTTTGGAGAAGTTTCCATAGCAACAATTCCAGTGTCACCGGAGTTTTCAAAAGCTTGTGCAATAATACCCCCAAGCTCTGCATCATTATTCGCAGAAATAGTAGAAACGTTGTATAATTCTTTATTATCAACTTTAACAGCTTTTTTAGACAAGAAGTCTATTACGTGAGATTTAAATTTATTAATCCCACTTCTAACATCTCTAAAAGAAAACTGATTTCCTTCTTTTTTATTATAACAGTCGATTATGGCTTGTGTTAACACTATGGAGGTGGTTGTGCCATCACCCGCCATACTCGCTGTCTTTTGAGCGGCTTGTTTCATCATTGAAACGCCTAAGTTCTCAACTGGATCGTTGAGCAATATTGAATTAGCAACAGTGACCCCATCCTTAGTTACGTATGGGTTACCAAAGTCATCTTCGATAATTACTGTTCTACCGCTTGCTCCTAGTGTAGAGCTAACAGCATCTGCTATTTTATTTATTCCGTTTGAAAGCTTATCTTTTGCTTCATTATTAAAGTGAAGTTTCTTAACAAGCTTTGGTCCTCCAAATTGTGCCATTTAATTTAATTTAATTTAATTTGATTTTTAACAATTCCATTTCCGTCTAGCAGCACGACCTCTTTCCGATGTCCAGCTTTTAGATCTTGCACAGAATGCTTTTCTTCTTTTTGCAGCTTTGCTGCCTTTTTTTAATTTTGATGGTGGTGTTGTTACGGCAGTTTTTAGTTTACTACCTGGATTATCCTTGCGATACTTAGCAACACCCTTAGCTGTCATTCCTCCACCAGCTTTTTTACCCGTACCGCCCTTCTTATTCACTTTAGCATAATATCCTAAAGACTTCTTTTTAGAAGGAGCAGGTGGTTTGCGTCGTGTGGTTTTCTTAGCTGGCATATTAGTTTTTCTTTTTACGTCCCGGTTTTTTTCTCGTGAACTTTTTAACAACTTCTTTTGCGTCATCTACAGTGTCTTCAACAAACTCCTCAACTTCATCAGGGATACCATCCGCATCTGAGTCTTTAAATTTTCCAAGGTATGTTGCTACAATGATTCCTACTGCAGTGAATAATAAAATTGATAATATGATTACAATGATTTGCATAACTTATTTAATTAATTTACGTTTTTCTTTTTTAGTACCTTTACCGTCATTACCTCTATTGGCTTTAACGGATTTAAACTTACCATCTTTATGATCGTAATCTAAATTTGTCAGAGAACGTCCCGCCTTCTTAGCAGCTCTACGTTTCTTTTGGCTATCTGCACGCTTTGCCTTTCTATCAGGCGAATTAGCGTATCTTAAATCTCTAGCCGCTTTAGCTGCTCGGGCTTTAAGGGAAAGTTTCTGACTCAT